GGGTTCTTTATGATGAATCCTATGACGTTTGAACAAAGCTTACGTCAAATGTCTGACGCTTATGCTGATACAGTACAACCAGTAGGACATATTGATTGGATTAAAAATAAAATAAAAAAAGATAAAACGTTCAGTAAGTATAGTTATGTAAATAAAGGCATCTCCACAGGAGCAGAAGCTTTAGTAGTACTACCCGGTGGAAACAAAATAAAGAAACATTGTTGCGTTGGAAAGATAGGATATATTTTAGAAAAGCATGGTGTTGAAAATGTTTTATTTAAAAAGCATCCTATATCATGGGATGATGCATATAAAGAGTTAGATGATTACCTTGGTGGTATAAGATTTGCTAATGAGGATTCAGATTTATTTGAGTTAATAAAAAACTCAGACTTTATATATTCTACCATGATTTCTGAAAGTGCTTTAACTGCATACATACTAGATAAAAATGTAGGCCACATTGATTTACTACAGAACAGAGAAACAGGATCTTTTTCACACGTAAACTACTATTTGTATAGCCATCCAAAACCACTAGAGTGGCTTGATAAAACTTTTGCATCCCCTAAGTCAGGTATCATACATCCAGAGTTAGATGAAAATTGGATAAAAAAGATAGACGATTACTTAGAGTACATTTTTCAACTTAGAAACTTTTACAGAGAAGCATATAGATTGGGTAACTAAATGTCAGAAACAGCACACTATAAAGCTGAGTTAATAAGGGCATTAGATGCAGCAATAGCTCAAGGACTGCTTTCAGAAACAGATGAAGTAACTGCTTATCGTGGTTATGTTAATGCTATCCCTGACAGTGCAGATGTATGGGATGTTACATGGCCTAGAAAACCTTATGCGTTTGAAGTTACTAACGAAAACCATGACCCTGCAACAGGTGCTGACAATCTTAAATACCACTGTAAGAATAGAGACTATATAGCACACCCCTTTAAAACGTTACCAACAGACCCAGAAGATCCGTAAACAATGTTAGGTTTTTCAGCATTTTCAGAAACGGCATTAGGCCAAGCCGTAACTTCGAGCGAAGCTAATGCGTTTATTTCAGGGGCGCAAGGAACGTTCTCTCAAGGTACGCTTACCTTTATAGCTATAGCTAATATTCAAATACCTGCTGCTACAGCTACCATTTCTCCAACGACTATTCCATTGGTGCAAGGTGTTGGTAATAGTGCTATTACAGGTGTAGGTGCTACAAGCTCTGCAGGTGCTGCTGAAGGTGACGGTCAAGCTACCTCTACGCTTACAGGTGTAAGTTCTACATCTGCAGTAAGCGCAACCACTGCAAATGGTAAAGCAAACCCAGTACCCACAGGTGCAGCCTCTACATCTACAGGCGGTACTTTAGGCTTTGACGCTAAAGCAAACTTTACAATTCCAAGTGTAAGTTCTACTATAACATTTGGAGATTTTTCTGATGAGGATGCTCAAGGTACAGCTACAATAACAGGTGTATCAGCAACAGGAACGGCTGCTGTTAACACTGACTCAAGTTTAAACGGCGGCGTATACTCAAATAACATCACATATTTGAACACAGACTTTGTTAGAGAAAGATGTGTAAACATCGTACCTTATGCAAATTACACTGTGTACATTCAAAAAGTTAGTAACTATTAAGGAAGTGACATGGCGTACAAATGGCCTAACCATGACCCAGATGAAGTGGCAGACTACAGTGTAGATTGGTCACGCTTCTTAGGTTCAGATACTATTGTAAACGATGGTGTAGTATGGAAAGTTAATGGTGAAACACTAGGAGATTCACAAGCTTACTCTGGTGATACATCTAACAATTTACTTTTAGTACAACCTACAAACACAGACACTGTTGCGACTGTTAGATTTTCAGCAGGACAGGTTGGAACCAGATATAAAGTTAACTGTCAGATAACTACTACAGCAGGTAAAACTTTTGATAGAACAATTTACTTAACAGTCAGAGAGAAGTAAGATGGCATATGATTACCTTGGCTTAGTAAACGACTGTAACAGAAGATTAAATGAAGTTGCACTAACAACTAGTAACTTTGCTGCTACAACAGGTTACTATAGTTTTGTAAAAGATTCAGTAAACACAGCAATAAGACATATCAATCAAGAAGAATTTGAGTGGCCTTGGAACCATGTAGAAGATGAGCTAGTTCTTACTGCAGGTACTAGTCGTTATCCTTTTCCTGAAGATGCAAAGACTATAGACATGGAAACCTTTCGTATCAAAAGAAATGATACACTAGGTAACGGCACTGAGTATCTAAAAAAGTTGAGCTATGAAGAATACCTAGAAAAATATGTAGACCAAGAATATGATACTAATACAAGCAACAGAGGTATGCCAAGGTTTATAGTTCGTGCGCCAAGCCGTGAACTTATCCTAACGCCTGAACCTGATAAAGCTTACACTTTAGTATATGAGTATTACAGACTTGGTTTTGATATGGTGTTACACAACGATGTTCCTTCTTTACCAGAGGCGTATAGGCATATCATTGTAGCAGGTGCTATGAGTTTAATATATCAGTTTAGAAATGATACGCAGATGGCACAGATGGCAAAGCAAGATTTTGAAAATGGTATAAAGTATCTCAGAAGTATACACATAAATCGTACTGATGCAATAAGAGACAGAAGAGTAGCTTACTAATGGCAACACAATGGCAAACCTTCCCTATTGAGTTTAAGGGTGGCCTAATCTCAAACATGAGCTTGCTGCAGCAGGGTACTAATGCTGTTGGTTCTGCTCAAACTTTAACTAACTTTGAAGTTAACAAAGAGGGTGGCTACAGTAAAATACTAGGCTATTCAAAGTTTAGCTCTACAACAGTTCCAGGTTCTGATGAAATACTTGGCCTAAAAGTTATTGCTTCTACACGTATGATTGCAGCAAGGAAGATAGATAGCACTGCGATTTCTAATGTTTTCTTAGACATGAGCCATACTACTGTAGCAACAACCAATGCTAATCTAAATGCTACCTTTAATAGTAGTGCAGGTACGTTAACCAATGCAGGTACTCAAGCTGCTTTTGCTATCAGTGGTAATGCTTATGCTGCAGGTAGTAAGATAAAAGTAAATGCACAAACAAATACAGCAGAAAATGGTATATACGAAGTTACTACAGAAGGAAGTGCATCTACTAACTGGGTACTAACACGACTAACTACTTTTGCTTTTACAACTGGGGATGCATCTAAAACCGCATACTACATTGGTACAGGAACTACTTGGACTCCTATGGTTGCTTCTAACGGAAGCACAGTTGCAGCAGTAAGCAACAATACAAACGGTCTTAAAATAAAACATGCTGAGTTTAACTTTGATGGCGAAGACAAGGTAGTGTTTGTTGATGGCAAAAGTTATCCTGCAATATATACACAACAAGGAAACTTTACTGCTTTTTTATCATCGTCTTCTCCTAACATAAATAACGATGTGGTAGGTGCAGACAATGTAGTTATATTTAAGCGCACAGCTTTCTACTCAAAAGGTAACACAATATTCTTTACAGCACCTTTTACTGTAGATAACTTTTCTGTAGCAGACGGTGCAGGTAGTATAAGTTTATCTCACGACATCACAGGCATGGCGGTCTTTCGTGAACAGTTAATCGTCTTTACAAGTGACACGATTAGTAGACTAACAGGTAATACAGCAGCAGACTTTCAGCTTACCCCTATAACAGAAAAGATTGGTTGTATTGATAAAGATACTATACAGGAAGTTGGCGGTGACATCATGTATCTGTCTCCTGATGGTATAAGGCAATTAGGTGCTACTGATCGTATCGGTGACTTTGCTCTTGATGTTGCATCTGATAAGATAAAAGAAACTGCATCAGATTTTCTTAGAGGCGAGTCTCAGTTTTGTTCGCACATACTTAGAGGTAAATCACAGTATAGAATATTTACATATGTTGGTAGTAGAACAGAAGGTAACTCAGAGGGTTTAATAGCTACAAAAATTAACACTCAAGGTTCTGCAGGAATTGAATGGTCAACTGTTAAAGGCATAAAAGCTTTTGTTGCAGACAGTGTGTACGAAGGATCTACAGAAACTATAGCTTTTGCTAACAATGATGGGTATGTATATAAAGGTGAAAGTGGTTCTACCTTTGATGGCTCTGCAATAAATTCAATATTCCAATCAGCGTTCATGCCTATAAGTGATCCACAAATAAGAAAAACTTTTTACAAAGCAGTTTGGTTTATTGATCCTCTAGGGTCTATAGACTTAGACTTCAACTTAAAGTTTGACTTCGAGTCAAATACAAGAAACAATGTTATACAACCTGATACCATAAACCTAGCAACTACATCAGGAGGTGTTTCTTTCTTTGGTCAAGGTGGTTTATTTGGAACAACTTCTCCACCTGCTGCAAGCTTTGGCTCTACTATTGAAAAGATCTACCCAGTAAATGTCATAGGTTCAGGTATGACTGTTTCTTTAAGAATACAAGACAATACAACAAATCCAAGCTTTACATTAGATACGGCTATATTAGAATATAAACAAAACGACAGACAGTAAGGAAATAAAAAATGCCAACAGGATATGTTAGACAGGATACTACAGGGCAGTTAGCCAACGGCAATCCTATTGATGCCGATTTGTTTAATGACGAATACAATGCCATTGTAAATGCCTTTAACGCTTCAACAGGTCACAGCCATGACGGTACTACAGGCGGCGGTGCGCCTATATTAAAACTAGGTGCATCCAACGAATTAGAAGTAGATGCTAGTGCTGTGTTTCCAAAGATAGACAACTTAATCGACTTAGGTAAAACTGGAAAACAATGGCGAGATGGTTACTTTGGACGCACTGTATACATTGGTGATGACCTTTCTGTTACAGATGATGCTACTATAGGAGGTGATCTAACTGTAACAGGTAATGCAACCATTAACGGAA